CCTCACACCGTTTTATTGCTTTAATTAACGATTAGTCAATTGAATAGAAAGCAGATACTAAAGCTTCGCTACGAAGTACATCAGCGCCATAGACGTGAAGACCTCTAACGATGTCACCAAAACTGTCAGGATCACGGATCACTTCAGTTTGTGTAATAGCTTGTGCAGTAGCTGCAGCAGAAATATGTCCAGCTATACATTTACCGCTTGCTGTAGAAGCAGCAGCAATGTTATTAGATTTATACATATCAAAGCCACGAAGCTTTCCACTTGATACTAGTCCATTACGAATAGAACCCATACCTGCATTGAAGTCGACTGACATTAATTTTGAACCAGATTGAGACAGTTGCTCGTACCAAGAAGGAGGAGCTACAAACCATCTTCCTTCTTCAGGAACATTTTGCTCGTCCAACAATCTAGCCATAAATGCCATTACATCAAGAGGATCAGTTCCAGTACCATCAGAACCTGTAAGGTCGATACCATTAGAACCGCCTTGATGTTGCGCCATTGTTTGAGTAGCAGCAGCAGCGTCTGCACCTAATATGTGATCAGGTGAAGAGCTTGATACTCCACTAAACAATTCAGCAATAACACCTTCATCAAAAGCATCTTTAAGAGCGTAAGCTGCAGAAGAGGATGCGACCTCTTTCCAGTTTACATGAGACATAGAAGCCTCAATATCGTCTACTTTAAATTTGAAAGCGTTTGCTACATCAACAGTAAGGGTTTCTTCAACGTCAGTAAGTTTGGTCTGAGTAACGTCAGCACCTCTTTCATACTGATAAACAGTAATCGTAGGTTCTTTAACGATACGTACAGTATCTCCGTAAGCAGTAATCTCACCAGAATAATCGGTGTTAGTGATTGCTTCTGCTACTGAGGCTTTTCTAAAAAAGTTAAGTACCTTCTTGGAATAAACCTTAGGCATGAAGAATGCATTAGTTTGTCCACTTTCGGAGTTCGCAAAGTTACCATTAGTATCAGTCGATTGCTCAAATAAAGCATCAGATTGATTATAAGCCATTTTAAGTCACCTTTTAAATGTTAATAGTTATACTTTAATTGCGCACTCTACCTTCTTCAAGAGCTTTGTCGATCTCGGATTCGAGACGATCAAACTCATCCATAGGTAGTGCTGCAATCTCCTCTTGAGTCCAAATTTTAGGTTCTGCTGTAGCATCTATCGTTGTAGTCTTTGTAGATACCATATCCGCAGCCCTTGAGCTTGAACTCTTAGACTTCTTTTGAGTCTGTGTTTTCTCATTAGAAGCTAATCCCATGTCCTGTTTAAATAAATCAATTGCTCGACTTGCTAAACCAACATTGTTAGGATTATTATAAACCCATGCTTGAATATCTTCAGGTTGAGATTTAGCCCAATCGTGAAATTCATCACTATCTCGAAGTTCTGCAAAATCAGGATGCTTATTATAAAGCTCTGACTCTGCTTCTTTTCTTAAGGCTGCTGATTCTCTTTCTTGTAAAGATGCAATCTTAGAATTTAATTCTTCGACTTTGGCTTCACTTTGTAAGTGTGAAACAGTTTCAACCACATCGTAAACATCAGGATATTGTGCTTTAAATTGTTCGAGTTCTTCGACAGTTTTTGGAGCTTTGTACTCAGGTCGTGAAGCGGTTGCTTCTTGAATAAGTTCTTGCTCTCTGCTTCTAAACTCATTAAGCTTACTATCGTAATGCTTTTTCAAGTCATCGTACCTTTTTTTATAGTTAGGCTGTGAATAAGGTTTAGTTTTTTCTACTGGTTGTTCTTCTACTTGTTGATCACCTTCTTCAACTTTTTTAGTTTCTTGAGGCGGAACAAATAAACTTTCAGCAGTTAAACCTTCTTTAGGCATAACATCTTCCGTATGCCATGATTTTCTCATGTTGTACGGATTAGGTACTGGTTCATTTTGTGCTTCTTCTGTAGAAGCTACATTTTCATTATCAGTCATTTTTACTCTCCTTCCTTTGTGCTTACTCTACCAAGGTGGCTTATTCCAAGAACGTCTTCTAAATAAGTGCTTGCCTAAATAAGGTGGCATCAAAAGGTATTTTACTTTTTTAAAATGTAGAGGGCTGTTTGACTAGAACAGGTGGCTCTACGGTTAATTAAGTGGCGAATAAAGAATTACGAGGATTTAAAGCAATCATAGATTCGTTTACTTTTTTATCAGCTAAAGAACGAGGCATTAATCTACCTTGTGTTTCTTTAGGCTGAACAGCACGAACTATTTCTTGTTCTTCTTGTTCTTCCTCGGTTTCTGTTACATATCCACCAGCTTGTCTCATTTGTCTAGCATCAGCATCCATTTCAGCTTGTTCCATCATGCCTTGCAGCTTATCAGGACCAATTTCTTCTGTAGCTTTTGATGTTATAACAAATTCCCCATCCGATAACCTTGCAGGTATCGAATCAGACATTCCAGTTCCCGGACCTTCAACGGGTCCAGAACCTGCAAATTCTGAAGCTGTTTCTACTACTTGATCAAAGATCATACTTAATCGATCATCTTGTTCAAG